GTAATATCATCAATGGAAATTGGACGCAATAAACTCGCAGAATCATTTTTTGTTGCGAATTCGCGTAACTTACAAATCACTTTGATTGCCACTATGACAGCGGCAACACCAGCAACTCCGGCAGCTAACTTTCGTCCATATTGTTCACGCGTTTCTTTTGCGAGGGGTGTGAGGGAATCCACGCGTTTGCTAAGTTCATCCTCTAACTCCTTTCTTGCAATTGAGACTAAATTGGTATATGTTGACAACGCAACAAACAATGTATAAAGAGATCCCCAACTGAAGATCACATACATGTAATAATGCCCATAAAGTCTTACGCAAACGGTACTCAAAAATGCAACAATAACTGGGAAGAACACGCGCCACCTCAATTTCAAGAGGCAACGTGATTTCAATTCCCGTCCAAACATGAGATCAATAAATTTCTTGTGATACCACAAATCGCTATCAAGCTTAAAGGGGATCCAGGTAATTAATTCAAACATGGCATCTTTGTACAATTGATTGTAATTTTGTACTAGATATTTGGTTGCATATTCGGTAATTGTGTACTCGATATCAAATAATTGTCGTTGAAAATCCGCAACGAGTTGAAAGCTGTATTTCCAAATATAGGTAGCTAACAAACTGGCAGAGTATTCAAATACACCATGACTAACTAACTTTTCTTCTTCGACAAACTGTTTGAGATCGTCAATGAAAGCTTGTTTGTTTTGGCGGACGGCAGTACAATAAGCAACACTTTTCTTGCACCCGCATGTGCAGGCAGAATAATCAGCATCCATTCGTACATTCATTTCAACAATACTTTTTTGTGATCGATAGAATTTTGAAGCAAATCCACACACGGCATCAAGTGCCTCCATGATATCGAGATTATGGCACAATTTTGTGCCTGTATCTTCAAAATCATACTCAAGTGTTTTCCAACCAATGTGTTGCAATGGTTTCACGGCTCTCTTGCCATATCCGGAAATTTCTTGGGGATCGGGTTCAGCTTCACGAACATATGGTTTTTGCAATGTAATGTTCCACATATTCGGCAGGGTTGGATACGTGAGGGTGAAATTTCCATCCTCATCTGTTTTTCCAAAATGGGCCTGCACTTTAACATCATCAACTTCATTCGCATACACTGGGGTCTGACCAGGCGTTTGTAATTCTCGCGCAAATTCCGGCTTAACAGAAGCACGGATATACACGTCACCACGACGGTAACGCGAGTAAGGACATACAGAAAGTTCAGACAA